TCACCGGGACTCCTCCGGGGCAAACGAGTCGATGATGCGCCGGAGCACGCCAGGGTTCACCAGGCGGCCGGTGCCGTCCGGTGGGGCCAGCCACTGGATGTCGGGTCGGCCGCCCGTGGCCCCGTCGGGGTCGTTCATCGCGAGGTAGTCGCCCTCGTCGAGGAGGGTGGCGAGAGGGTTGCTGAAGCGCGGCCAGCTGCCCGGCGGGACGAGGGCGTAGAGGCGGGGGTGCGGGTGGCCCAGTTGCATGACCGGGCCGTCCGGGAGGTTCTGGGTGACCCAGGCGGCGGGGGCCCATCGAGGCGGACGGCATCGAACCGCCGGCCGAGCGCGATGAGGGCAGCGGCACCGGAGTCCCACCACCGGTAGATGCGGTCCGGGTCGGCGTCGGCGTGGGCGAGCCAGTCTCTGGCGGCGCTGGGGCTGATCGTGGGCATGAAGCGATCCCCTTACTTGCACTATCCGTAAGGGGATCGTTCCAATTTGTTGCGCCCTGATCCGCACATCTTGTGCGGAGTGAATTCCCGTCAGCGACTTGACAGGTCGTCAGACCCCCGCCCACCGGGCGAACGACGTGAGCTCGGTGCTCGGCGTGCGGTGCTGTCGGACCAGCGCGGCGGCGGTTGCTCGGGCAGTCGGGTGGAACCGAGTGTGCCCCGGTGCGGCGGACCGGGCGGCCTGGAGCGACACGAACGAGCCCGTTCGATCACCCTCGACCAGCCGGGCCGCGGCGACGTCGATGTGGTGGTGCGACACCCTTTCGGCGGCAAGGCTGGCCGGCGGCTGCCACTCGTCGACCCCCTGGGCGTCACCCCCACTCGTGCAACCGGGCGAGGGCCTGTTCCGTGTCGCCCTGGTCGATCAGTGCGGCGATCTCGTGGATCCGGACGTTCGCTGGCCCGAACGACAGTTCGTAGTGGGTGGTGTCCTGGCCGCGCATCAGCTGTGCGACGGCACGGGCCTCGGCGAGGTAGCTGGTCGAGCGGTCGGCCTGCCCGTCCCGGGCCTCCAGCACCGCCAACTTGAGGTAGAGGGCACCGATCACCGCGTTGTGCGCGTCCGTCGGGCACTCCTCCGGGGCGAGCCGCAGCACCTCGTCGACCAGACCGAGGAGCAGCCGGCGGGCGGCGCTGTGGCTGCCCATCCGGAGCATCGCGCCGGCCTTGAGATAGGCAGCGACGACCTGCATCAGCGGGTCGTACGAGCGGGAGGCGGCCCACCGGACGCGCTCGATCGCAGTCAGGCTGAGGTCGTGGTAGCCCAACTTGTGCGCCATGCTGTTCGCCGCCCGGTACCCGCGGGCGAGCCAGCCGAAGGCCTGCGCCTGCTCACGGCCGGCGCTTCCGAGCGCGACGTGCGTCATCTCCGTCAGCAGCGGAGCGAGGAGCGGCCCCATCTGCACGTACGCGCCGTCCTGCCGCATCCGGGCGATCTCCCGCATCTCGTCTGCCAGCACCGGCAGCGGCCGCGGGCGGACGGACAGGTCGTCAGGGGAGTCGTAGCAGAGCATGATGCGGCGCAACTCAGGGATGACGAGCTGCACCTGGTCCTCGGACTCGGCACCGTTCATGAACGGCTGGCCGGTGAGGCGGTCGACGCCGACACCGAGGGCCTTGGCGAGGCGGATGAGGGTGCCGGGCGGGGGGTTGCGGTCGTCGCGCTCGTATTTTTCGAGGGCGGAGACGCTGATGTGGGCTGCGGTGGCGAGGGCGGAGACGGTCATGTGGCGCATCCTGCGGAGTTCGCGGAGGCGTTGGCCGGTGGTCGTGTCGCTCACGGTGCTGGCTCCTGTGCTGGGGGCTGGTGGCCAGGGTACGACGGGGAGTTGTCGGCCGACAGGTACTCCTGATGAACGCCGGATCGCGGCCGGGCGCGGGGGAAGTCACCCTGCCGGGTGACGGGCGGGTGGTCGGGGCGGTGGCGGCGGCCGGGCTGGGCCTACGGTGCCGCCATGCTCACCCTCGCAGCACTTGCAGCCCGCGCTCGGACCGTTCTCGGCTCGGGGCCAGACCTGATCCGCGTCATCGAGGCGGACACGATCCGCTCTGCTGCTCGGCTCGCGCGCGCCGAGCAGCGGCCGGCGGGGCTGAGCCGGGTGGAGGCGGCGGCGTGGCGGATGGCGCGGGATCAGATCGTGGCGGCGCTGGAGGCGGAGTCCGTGCGGCGGGCCGCGTCCGGGTGCTGACACGACGGAACCGCCCCGCCGGCCGAAGCCGAGCGGGGCGGTGTGCTGCTGGGTCAGGCGGGTGTTAACCGGCCCTCCTGGTCGCCGCTGTCCGGCGGCCGGACCGCGGTTTCGATCCGGTTGACGGCGTCGCGCAGGCTGCTGCCGGAGTTGGGGTGCAGCTCGTGCTCCACCCTGCTCATCCGCTCGTCGTACACCACCACGCAGTGCTCGATCGTCTCCAGGCGCTGCATCACCCCCGCCGGGCCGGCACACCAGCGCGGGCGGGCTGGCCCGCCCAGTCGTCCCAGAACTCCTCCGCGCGCGCCATGAACTGGCGCAGCGGCCGGAGCGCGCGCCACACGCCAGCGACTGCGCCGCCGATCGCGGCAAGGGCCACGCACCACACCACCGCCCCATCCACGCTGGCGATGCCCGTGCTGTCGGTCACTCGCGCACCGCCTGGCGCAGCGCGGCCTCGTCCGGGTCGGCGGAGAGCCGCAGCCAGGACGGCAGCATCCGGTTTACGGCGGGGAGCGCCATCACCCGGGTGATGCCGGCGGCGACCGTCAGCGCGCCGGCCACCCACGGCAGCGTCGCGGGGATCTGGGCGGCGTCCACGATCAGCGGCAGCAGGGCGGCGATGGTGACGGCCGTCTGGACGGTGGTGCGGATGGTGCGGCGGGTCGAGTCCTGCATGGCGATCTCCTGTCAGGCCTTGAGGGTGGTTTCGAGCAGGTAGCCGATCGGGCAGGTCCCGGTGTCGCCCGCGCCGGTCTTGACGCGACCCACGGAGACCTTGGAGTCGCCGTCCTGGATCGCCACGTTCACCCGCGGGCCGGCGGACTTCAGGTCAATGCTGGAAACCCGCCACGTCCGCGACGCGTCGTTCCACACTGCGACCCGGAGGCGGGCGTCCGCGAAGTCGCAGCCGAAGGACAGGTAGACCCCATCCCAGCCGACCGCGCCGCCGTGCTGCGGCGGCAGCGGGACGAGCGTGCCGTTCTCGGGATGGCCGTCTAGGAAGCCGGGTTCGATCCGGCCGATCACGAGCGCCATGTCAGCGCACCTCCTCATCGAGGCGGCGCCGGTCGGTCCGGGCCGCGGGGTTGTTGGGTGCCGGCGCGGCCGGCGGGGAGACTGCTGCGGTGCGGGTGCCGCCGAGGGCCGGGTCGGCGCTGATGGTGCCCTCCGGCCAGTCCGGGACGCCGTAGCCGTACGGGGATCCGGGGCCACGGCGGGGCCGGGTCCGCCTGTAGACGCCGTCGCCGTTCGCGCTGCCACCCGGATTGCTGTTGCCCTCCACCGTGTAGATGGTGTCGGCGTCGTATGCGTAGACGACGCCGGTGTGGGTGCCGCCGCCCGGGCCGAGGTAGAACGGGCCGCCGAGGACCGGGTAGCTGGACCAGCGGTCGCGCTGCAGCCACCAGTCCACGGCCTCCAAGCACGACGCGGTCATCGGCCACAGCCGGTCCATTCCGAGCTGGTGCGCAGCCCACGCCTCGAACGTGGCGCACCACGCCTGGCCGTCCGACCACTCCAGGCCGGGCGTCTCCCGGCTGTACCGCTGGACGTTGTTCCAGGTGCCGTCCGGGTCGCGGCCCTCGTGCTGGCCGACCTGGCTCAGCAGCAGCGCGACGAACTCGTCTCTCATCGGAGCCTCCTCAGCTCGGGCACAGGTCGCTGTCCCGCACGGGCACGGGCAGCGGGTCGACACCGGCGCGGGTGACGCCGTCGGGGGTCAGCAGCGGGGCCATACACCGCCACCAGGTCCAGGCCATGTACCGGTAGCCGGTGTCGTTGGGGTGGAGGCCGTCGCCGAGGAGCGCCGAGCTGACGGCGGCGCTCATCCGTGCCAGCGTCACCCGCGGGCCGGCCGCCGCCACGACGGACGGCAGTACCGCGTTGAAGCGCTGCACGGTCGCCGACGCGATGTCCTGCTGGGTGCCGTACCAGGGCGGGATGATGTCCCCCACAATGACGCGGACGGTGGGCGAGGCCGCGAGGATTCGGCTCAGCAGGTCAGCCATGCGCGCCTGCATGACCGCCGTCGTGGCGTACTGCCGGGCGTCGTTGACGCCGGCGTGCACCAGCACAACATCCGGTTGGTAGGTCGCCATCCAGGTGCTGATCTGTGCGGACAGGTCCGCGATCGTCCACCCCGGGTGCCCCTCGTGATGGGGGTTGGACTGCTGGCCGGACGTCTGGGAGCCGACCCACGTCGCGGTGTAGATCTGCTGCACGTCGACCATGTAGCGGGCCAGCTCCAGGCGGTACCCGTCCCCCGTCGTGCTGCCGGCGCCCCAGGTGATGGAGTCGCCGAGCGGCATGACCCGCAGGTGCGCGGTCGTGTCGAGCGGCGGAAGCGTCGAGGGTGACGCTGCGGATCCGGTGGAGCCGGTGAGGGGCAGCGCCACGGCCAGCAGCAGCGTGGCCAGCGCCGCTCTGCCGAGCACGCGAGGCCGTAACCGGCGTCGCAGCGTCTCCCCGGCGCGCGTCAGCGGGTTGGGCAAGGGGGCCTCCAAGGCAGTGGGTAGGCGAACTTGTCGCCAGTTCGGTTCGGATGTGAGAGCGGTGTGGCGGTCGGCGCTACCGTGGTGGGCACCAACAGCCAAGGGGGGCAACGGACATGAAGATCAACCGGCAGGCGGCGGCGATCGCGGCCAGCGTGGTGGCGATGCTCGGCATCGGCGGCGGCGCGTGGGCACTCGGCACGGGCGGGGACGGCCAGCAGCAGGTGCAGCAGGTGGTGCAGCCAGCAGACGCCGCGGACACCACCAGCCCGAGCCCCAGCGCGAGCCCGAGCAGCAGCCCGTCGCCGTCCGCGTCCGCGAGCGACCCGGCGCCGCCGAGCACCACCCCGCCGGCCACCACCGAGCCGACAGCCACACCGACCCCGACGACCACGAAGAAGGCCTCCGTGACCCCGACTCCGAGCAGCGAGCCGACCACCAGCCAGCCCGTCAGCACCGACCCGCCCGGCGCCACCGCCGGCCAGAACAACGGCGGCAGCGGCACGGCGGACAACGGCCCGTACCCGACCCGCGGCCCGGCGGACCCGAACGCACCGACCACGGACCCCTACGGCCAGCACTGATCAGGACTGCACGCCGAACGTCGACAGGCCGCGAACCCCGATCACGCCGGTGCCGCTGGTGACGCGGGCCTGCCAGTGCAGGTAGGTGGACGAGTAGAGCGCGCCGGCCAGCGGGCCGGTGGCGCTGCTGTACGTCCACGCGCCAGCCGCCACGGTGATCGGCCCGGCGATGACCACGTTGTTGTCATCGACGAGCTGGATTTCGCCGGCCACTCCGGCGTCCGCTTTCACCAGGTAGTGGGCGGTGACGCGCGGGTGCTGCTTGACCCACGGCAGGTTCTGGAGGGTCACGAACGTGGCCGAGTTCGTCGTGAACGCGGGGGCCTCGACCGCTCCGAACCACGCGTCGGTGCTGATGTAGGGCCGGGCGAGGCCGGCCCCGGCCACCCGGTCGTCCGCGAGAATCGTGTTCCCGGCGCGGTCCCAGATCGCGAGCGGCTGGGGTGAGGCTCCGGCCCCGTCCCAGACCGCGAGCGCCGCGCTGCCGTCCTCGCGCCTGAGAACCATGCCGTACTGCGGCGACCCGTCGGGGTGGGCGGGCCCGATCGCGCCGACGTACAGCACCGTCTGGCCGCCCGGCGTGATCACGGACAGCGTGCCGCCCTGGTCGATCGTCACCCCGCCGCCGGAGATGTGGTTGAGGGCCGGCCGGGTGTTGACCCGGCCCTGGAGCTCTCGGATCTGGGCCTGCATGGTGCGCAGGACGGTGCCGATATCCTCGGGCACGTTCGGCATCAGGCAGCCTCCAGGTAGAGCTGGGTCATGTCGGGGCGGCCGCGTTCGGCCGGCGTGCACCGCAGGCCGACGACGCGGTACCGGGCGTTGTGGCCGGTCGGGTACCAGGCGTCCCGGATGCTGACGCGGATGTAGCTGCCCAGCTCGGGCTGGGGGATCGAGCCGGTCAGCACGCTGATCTGAGGGATCGCCACGGGCCGCGCGAAGCGTGCCAGGTCGGCCTGGGCGTGCGCGTTGAGGGTGGCGGGGTCGGTCACCGTGGAGTAGTCGCTGGAGCCGTCGAGCAGCGGCCAGCCGGCGGTGATGGCGGCGGTGTCGGTGAGGGTGGTCGACAGCAGCGGCGTCGTGGCGGCGGCCTGGTTGGAGTTGCTGTTCGATCCGCGGGACTGCCAGCAGGTGGCCATCGCGGTGGCGTCTCGGGGGATCGAGTGCGCGGTGATCAGGCCGGGCTTCTTCAGCGGCAGGTCGGTGGTGCCGATGCTGATCCTCGGGTACCCGAGGCGGAGCACCCGGTGCCGGGCGCCGGCCGCGTCCTGGTAGCGGTTGATCCGCCACTCGAAGCCGTTGTCGACGGCGGCCAGGTCGTCCAGCAGGCGGCCGACGTACGGCTGGTCGAAGCGGCTGTAGGCGCGGTCGCGAAGGACGCCGGAGGTCTGCGAGGTGTCCATCTCGATTCCGAGGTCGCCGCCGGTGCGGGTGGCCGCGTAGCCGATCAGGGCTCGGGCGATCGCCAACTGGTCAGTGCTGGTGTACGTCAGGTCGGCGTCGCGCAGCTGCAGGTGGTCACGGTAGTAGGACTCGAGGGTCGCGCCCTGGATCGGGCAGGTGTAGTTGTCCCGCTCGTCGGCGGTCGGCGTCGCGGTCCACACGATGCCCGACCAGACGATCGTGCCGCCGCGAACGAGGTCCACGAGGGTGCGGCCCTCCTGGAGGATGTCCTGGATCCGCGCAGCCATCTGGGCGTTCGGCGCCGGGAGCGTTCCGGACAGCGAGCCGGACTTGCCGATGTAGTCGTCGAAGGTGACGCCGCCGATCGGGAGGTACCCGAGGAGCCGGTCGGTGCGCAGGTCGTGCACCCGCAGCGAGTACGGCGACGTCATCTCAGCCGACCCGCTCGACCGTGAGGAACGAGCCCGCCTTGAGGGTGGAGGGGGTGGCATCGGCGGTGCCCTGCGCGATCATCATCCTGAACGTCCCGGCACCGCCCGCGACGAGCAGGCCGTTGATGAGGGCGGTCATGGTGGTGCCGGTGCCGATGGTGCCGAGGATCTGGGACTGGGCGAGGGTGGACCGGTCGGTGATGACGCTGCCGACGGTCGCCGAGCCCGACGAGGGCTGCATCGTCGGCGTCCAGTCGAACGTCGAGCTCGCAGGGGCGATCCAGCCGATTTTGAGGTCGCCGATGGTGGAGCCGGCGCCGCCGACGAGACCGCGGACCACGTACACGCCGCCCGACACCACGGGGAAGGTGAACCCGGTGGCGTCCACCAGGCTGGTGCTGTTGGTGACGGACTGCTCGGCGCCCACCGCGACCCGGGCGAACTGCCGCTGGCCGATCCCGGAGACGTTCAGGTTGCCGTCGACGGTCAGGCTGTCGGGCGTGCGCATGGAGTTGGGGGCGTCGCGGTACCACTCGGTGTCGCCGCCGATGACGATCCGGCCGGCGGAGTTGAGCACCAGGCGGTCGAGCCACGAGGAGCCGTCCCAGCGCTGCAGCCCGCCGTTGTCCCGGTACTGCCCGACGTACGCGCCGCTGCCGTTGGCGCCGACGCCGATGCCGCCGACCGACACGGTGTAGGTCCGGCGGTCGGTCAGCAGACCGAGGCCGGTCCAGTTCGGCGGGCTGCCGGCGCTGGCCCCCGCGGGGACGCTGATGTCCCACAGCCGCAGGTAGGCGGTGCCTGCGGCCGGAGCGGTCGCTGCGCTGCCGCTGCCGGGGGTGCCCTGGGTGTACTCGATCTTGGCGAGGGTGCTGCCGGAGGAGTCGACGAGGGTGTCCAGGGCGATCAGCCACAGGGTGTCGATCCGGGTGAGGCTGGCGTGGCCGGGGGCGATGGTGCCCCCGTCGCCGGCGGTGACGACGATCGGGTACGCGCCCTGCGCGCTGGTGCCCTGGGCGATGCCGCGGCCGATTCCGATGGTCCAGTTCATGCCGGACATGGTCAGGTTGCACGGGTTGGGGCCGGGGATGAGTCCGCCGATGCTGGTCAGCGGGTCCGCTGCCGAGGGGGTCATGGTGCCGAGCGGGGACAGTCGGGTGTCCTGGCGGTTCTGGCCGGGGGTGGCGACGTCGCGGTTGAGGAGCCACGCGGAGCGTACGGTCATGTCGGGTGGCCTCCTACCAGTAGGCGTTGCGCCAGCGCACGGTGCAGCTGGCGTCGGTGGCGGCGGCGTCCGCCGAGCGGAACGAGACGGTGCTGGTGGTCTCGGCGGCCAGCACGAAGGAGCCCTCGGGGATGGAGCGGGCGGTGGCGGTGCCGAGCCGGTCCTGCCCGGCGAGGGTGACCGTCCCGGCCCAGGTGTCGATGATCAGGGTGTCGGTGGCGGCGAGGGTGATGCCGTACTCGAGGAGCAGGTCGGTGCCGGGGATCGAGATCCTCGGGGTGGTGACGGGGCCTCGGATTTCGATGACCGGGTGGGTGTCGGCGTCGCCGAGGTTGGCGGCGGTGATGTCGCCGGTGCTTCCCGGCGCGCCCCAGGACAGGCCGCTCGCGGCCTCGGGATTGCCCCAGGACAGGCCGCCGGTCGCCTCGGGGTTGCCCCAGGACAGGCCCGCCTCGCCCGATGGCAGAGACGTGGTGGCGGCCTGCTCCGCGACGTCGTACCGGCGCGGGTCGGAGCAGGTCCATTCGAGGCCGAGCTTCGGGTAGCCCCACGTGTACTGCTGGTCGGCGGGGATCTGGCGGGCCGTGATGCGGGCCATCATCAGGCGTCGCACACCGGCGAGTTGGACGACCAGAGGCTGCTCGTCCTGCCGGATGCCGGTGACGGCGCGCAGAGCCGCCAGGTACTGCGGCCAGTGCGCGTCGTCGTCCGGACTCTCGGGGATCAGCTGGGCGTCCCAGGTGAGCACGCGGGTGCGGGCGAGGAGCTGTCCGAGGTGGGCGCCGGGCTGCTGGGCTCGCGGCGTGCTGCCGTCGTCCAGAGCCGGGAGGTCGTCCCAGCCGGTCAGGACGCGGCCCGCGTACGGGGAGTGCTCCCCGAGGAGCAGGCCGCGCCACTCGATCTGGCCGTCGGTGGTGACGAGTTCACCGGCCATGGTCACCCCCTCGACTTGTACTCGCGGTACAGGGCCCGGCCGATGGCGTCGGGGGCCTGGTCGTAGGCGTGGAACTCGCGGATGTTCAGGGCGAGTCCGCCACCTCCGGCCGCGGCCTGGTCGCCGCCGGCCTGCGCGCGGGACGTGGCGACCGTGCCGGCGCCGAGGCCGGCCAGGTTGGCCTGGGCGGTGGTCGCGACGGCGGCGGTCGCCGCGTAGACCTGCCCGTGGCCGTCCAGGATGCCCTCGGCGAGGGCGGCGCTGATGGACTGCCCGGAGTACAGCGTCCAACCCCGGCCGGAGAATGGGCCCTCCTTCGCCGGGGAGAACGGAAGCAGCCGCCGGACGTCCGACAGCATCCCCGACATGGCGTTCTTCAGGTCGACGGCCTTGGAGAGCATGCCGTCGATCAGAGACTGGGTGATCGACCGGCCCGAGTCCCACAGCTGCCGGCCGAAGTCCCAGAGCGCGCTGACCACCTTGCCCGGCAGTTCGACGAACACCTGGTACACGGTGCGTGCCAGGCCGGCGAAGAGATCCCCGGCGGCCTGGACGGCCCCGGTCAGGTCGCCGTTGAGAAGCCGCACCACGACCTGCAGCGCCGGGACGACGACCTGCTGGATCTGCCGGGCCAGCTCTCCGGCCAGGATCTGCGCGAGCCGGGCCGTCAGGGTGATCAGCGGCGGCAGGAGCGGGGCCATGGCCTGGAGCCCGGAAACGATCAGCTGGGACAACTGCACGAGCAGCGGAGCCAGCGCGATCCCGACCTCGGCAAAGGACTGTCCGAGCTCCTGGAGCGGCAGCTGGCTGATCAGGTCAGCGAGTTGGGGCAGCAGGGTGGACGCGAGCTGGGTGCTCGCGTCCAGGAACGGCCGCATCAGGCCCGGCAGTTGGGCCAGCGCGGGGGACAGCAGCGAGGCCAGCCCGGTCGCCGCGGCCTGGACGACCGGGGTGAGCTGGCCGACGTTCGCGGCCAGGGCCTGGACGATCGGGGTCAGGATCGGGCCGATCTGGGACGCGAGCTGACCGGCGACGACCAGCAGCGGGCCGGCCGCGACGGCGAGCTGAGACACCGCCCCGCCAGCGGCCACCAGCAGGGGGCCGAGCGAGGTGATCACGGGCTTCAGCCCGTCACCCAAGGCTGTGACCAGCGCCCGCGCGCCGGGCGCGAGGGCGGACAGAACAGGGAAGACCTCGCGGAGCGCCTGGCCTATCAGCGGGGCCGCCGTCTTGCCGATCAAGGACATGACGTCGAACAGGTCCCGCAGGCCCTGCTGGACCTCGGCCGTCGCGGTGACCCTGGCGATCTCCCCGGTGATCTGCTGGAGAACGCCGATGAAGTTCCCGCCGGTGGAAACCGCCGGGGCGAAGATGTTGGTGACGATCTTTCCGACGTTGCCGAGGACGCCGGCCAGCTGGCCGGCCAGGTCCAACGCCAGGTCGATGGCCCTCTCGAGGCCGCCGGAGGCGAATCCTTTCTGCAGGCGGTCCGACCAGCGCGTGGCCGCGTTGGCGAGAGCGGACGTGACCCGGTCGAGGGCCGGGGCCGCCGCAGCGCCGATCGTGGTCAGCGCGGTGACGACCTGACCGGGCAGGCCCCGCAGGTTGGCCAGGCCCCGGGACGCGCCGGCCATCGCACGGTCGAGGATCCCGTTCGCGGCCAGGTTGCGGGCGGCCTCGGCGACGCCGACGGCCATGCCGTTCAGCGTCCCCGCGGTGGCGACCAGTTCGCGCCGGAAAGTCGGCAGGACCGCGGTGGAGGTGGCGGTCAGCTCGGTGTCGAGGCCGGCGAACAGCCGGTCCTGGACGGCCTGCTGGACCTCCCGCCACGCCGGGGCGATGCCGCGCACCGCCTCCACGAACGCACGCGCGTTCGGCGACAGCCGCGCCATCGCCTCGGCGTATGCGTCGACGCCACCGGCGCCGCCGCCTGCCGCCTTCCCGGCGTCGGCGAGCGCCAGGGTGGCGTCCGCGACGGCCCGCTGGGCGTCAGCGACCTGCTTGGCCGCGTCCCGGGCGGTCTTCGCCGCCTCCTGCCGGGCGTCGGCGACGTCCCGCTCCGCGTCGGAGACGTCGCGCGTCGCGGACGCCAGGTTCTCCTGCGCGGCAACGACCCGCGCCGAGCCGTTGACGCCCGCCGCCACGGACTGCGCCTGCTCGGCGGCGAGCCGGCCGTTCTCCTTGCGCTGCTCGTGCAGCGCCTGGAGGGCCTCGTCATAGGCGAGTTGGGCCCTCTCAAGGTTGCGGACCGCGGCCGGGTTGGCCTGTGCCGCGGCGAGCGCGTCGGTGGCGTCGGCGACCCGCAGGACCGCGTCGCGTTCGGCGAGCTGACCGGACGTCACCCGGTCGGCCAGGTCCTCGGCGTCGCGGGCGGCCTGCCGGCGAGCGTCGTCCAGGGCCTGCTGGGCCCTGACGGCCTTGCCCTGCGCGTCCGCCAGGGACCGCTCGGCGTCGGAGACGTCCCGGTCGGCGCGGACGACCCGCGCCGCGGAGTCCTCCGTGGTGCGCGCCAGCGCGTCCTTGGCGTCCGCGAGCTGCCGCTGTGCGGCGGCGACCTGCTTGGCGGTGTCGACCGCCGCGGCGCCGCCCCCGGACTTGGCCGGGGCGAACGCGGCCTTGAACGCGTCGCCCATCCCGGCGACGCCCAGGCCGATCGTGGCGAACGCCTGGCCGAGGGCCATCACCGCGGGGACCGCGACGAGCGCGGCCGGCGCGATCTGGGCGAGACCGGCAGTCAGCGACGCGATCTGCGGCAGCGAGCTGACGCCGAGTCCGACCAACGCACTGCGCAGAGTCAGGACCCGGCCCAGGCCGGCCCCGAGGGTGGCGCCCAGGCGGCGCACCGGCTCGTCGTCCACCCGGACGTCGATGCCTGCGGTGCGGTCGTGCGCGAGGCGGTCCAAGCGCTCCTCGGCGCGCAGGACATGCGCCGGGTCGACGATCGGACGGACCGTGACTTCGATCTCTTCCGAGCCGAGATCAGCCAGCTCGGCACGGACCTCGGCCGCCGCACCGGCGGCGATGTACGGCTCGATCCGCACCTTCCACGGATCGGTGAGGATCCGAAGCTGCTCCTCGGCGGTGCGGAAGGCGTCACGGTCGATGACCGGTCGAAGCTTGACCTGCCGCGGCTTGGCCGCCTTGTCCAGAGCCTCCCGGACCTTGGTGTCGAAGCCGGAGGCGTCGAACGTGGCCTTGACGGCGAGATCTGGCCGCAGCAGGTCGAGCTTCGACCGGACCTCTTCCGAGAAGCCTGTCAGGTCGAACTTGGGCTTGACACCGAGTTCCGGTCGCAGGTGCGCGAGCGCGATGCGGGCCTGCTCGCCGATCTGGTCCGCCTCGAATACGGCGTGCACCGCCAGGTCCGGACGCACCGGGGCGAGGGCGGCGCGCACCGCCTTGGCGAACCCCGTGGTGTCGGGGGTGAGGCGGACCTTCAGCTGTGCGCGTTCCTCGACGCGGTCGAGGTAGCGCTGCAACGCGGGCGCGAACTTGGAGGTGTCCGGCAGCACCCTGATGGCGAGCCGGTCGACCTCGCGTCCGCCGGGGGATCCACCGGCCACGGCTCACCCCCCCGGTGTTCAGTTGTCGGGCGCCGTCCGGTACTTGGCGGGCAGCGGTCGGGCGTCCGGGTGCCGGGACAGGTCCAGCGTCCGGCGCGATGGTGCGGCGGCCGGCCGGTCGCCCGGGCGCGGAAGCGGATCGGGCAGCGGCACCGCGCGGCGCGCGGCGAGCTGGATGGCGGTCCATGTGTTGGCCTGGACCGCATCCACGATCGAGGCGAGCAGGTGGGTGCGGGTGTCCCACTGCCGGTGCACGGGGCCGCCGCGCAGGGCGGCCGACAGCGCGGAGTCGTAGGGGAGGTGCTCGGCCAGCTGGAGGATGCGGCGGGGGGCGAGCGTTCCGCGCGGCAGGTCGGCCAGGTCGAGGCCGTAGTACTGCTGCAGGTCCGCCCGCAGCTCCCCGCCCAGGGCCCGGTGTTCGATCAGCTGGACGAGCTGGAGGCTTCCCCCAGCTGGACGGCCTTCATGTAGTGCTGCAGGACCAGCAGCAAGGCGGGCACCGGCCAGTCGCGGATCTCCTCGTGCACCGCGTCCTGGTCGTCGGCGACCGAGACGAGGGCCGTGCGTACGGCGTCGACCTGATCGCCGATGGACGTTCCGTCGGCAGCATCGAGGGCGGCCATCAGCTCGACGGCGTGCTCGCGCGTCTCGTCGTCGAGCATGACGGGGTTGAGGAGCGTCGCGGTGCCGCCGGCACGCAGTTCGATCGGCAGGCCTGTGTAGGTCTGCTCGGCTTCCTGCATGAGGCCGGCGAGGCTGACGGGGGTGTTGGTCATGGTATCGGTCCCTTCGGTGTCCGGTCCCAAGGGTGGTCCTGTGCCGCCGGACGGGACCGGTGGCCGACGGCACAGGAGTTGAGGGCAGATCAGGACGCGGCGCCGAGGAGGGCCGCCCACTCGCCGATCGCGCCGTCGATCAGCGTCGAGGCGAGGAACGTGCCCTTCAACGGGAGTTCGAACCAGTTCTCCGCGTCGAGCTTGATCGCGTCCGCGCCGAGGAGGGAGACCCTGGGGTGCCACAGCGGCACGAAGTTGGACCCGTCCACGAGGATCAGCAGCAGCGCCTTGATCTGCGGGACCGGTGTGGCGGGGATGCGGATCGACCCGTCGGTCTGCATCGCGCTCGGGCCCGCGCCGAAGTACAGCTGCAGCGCCGTCTTGTCGGCCTGGATGCTGTTGAAGGTGATGCCGTAGGTGATGTCCGGGCTGGTCTGGCGGAGCTTGGAGTTCTGCCAGCTGCCGAGCGTGGTCGGGTCGGAGCCGTCGCGCGTGAGGCTCGGCATGTTGTCCCGCGAGGTGTGGCCGAGGTTGGCCCAGCCGGCACCCGGGGCGAGCGGGTCGGTGATGCTGGCCGGCTTCGCGGTGTCGGCGTTGCCGAGGTAGATGTACCCCGTGCCGGGGACGATCGTGGTCGTGGCGTCGAGCGCCATGGATTCCTCCTGGTCAGGGGGTAGGTGTGGGGCGGGCGGTGAGCCGGACCGTCGACTGGAATCTGAACGACTGGGCGTCCGGAGGTGGCGAGCCGGCGCGAAGTTCGGCCGGCAGCGTGCCGCTGCTGAAGTGGCTCAACCAGCCGCCCGCGTCCTGGTCGGCCCACTGCCGCACGCAGGCGTCGTACAGGGCGCGCCAGGCCCGGCGGCCGGTCTCCGCCGCCAGGTCCCGGTCGGCGGCCAGGGCCTGCAGGTCGATCACCGCGGTGATCACCCCGCGCGGGTCGATCGCGGCGGCGCCGGGCAGCGACCGGGCGATGACCAGCGGGCCGGCGGCGACGATCTGGGCCCAGGTGTCGGGCATCAGGGTCATCACCGTGACGGCTGGGCCGAGTTCGGCGGTGAGAGCGCCGCGCACCAGGCGGTCGACGTCGGGCGGCAGCGCGGTCACAGCCCGGCCTCGATGGCGTGGATGCCCTCCACCCAGCGGCCGTTCGACGCGTGGTGGCCGTAGTTGATCGCGAGGATCGCGGGGTCGGAGATGGAGACGGTGGAGTCGACGCGGTCGACGACCACCTCGAGGGAGGCGGCGAGGGCACCGGTGGCAGTGTGGGCGGCGACGACTGCTTCCACCCGGGCGGCCCGGCCGCGGAGTTCGGTGGCGACTGCGGCGCGGACGGCCGGGAGGTGGGCGAGGCGGGCGGCGAGGTGCTGGTCGAGGCTGGCCATCGTCACCTCCTGCGGATCATCGCGGTGTCGTGGCGGGTCCGGGCCGAACCGTTGTGCCTCTTGGGCTCGCCGACGACCGTCCAGTCCCGGCCCTGCCACACCACCCGGGACCAGGGCCCGGCCGGGAGCGTGCGGGCGAGGAGCCGGTACAGGGTGACGTCGACGTAGCCGAGTTGGGCGGCCTCCTCCGAGGTGGAGGGCTGGATGCGGCACTGCACCACCACCGGCGCGCCCTCGGGGCCGCGGGTGCCGTCGGGCTGGACCGGGCCGGCCGGGTAGACGGTGACGGTGTCGGGGCCGCCGTCGAGGAGAGACACGCTCACCACCAGCCCGGATCGCACGCCGGGGCGGTCGCGACCCGCGCGTTGTACGGGGTGATGGTGAACGCGCCCTGACCGCGGGTCAGCATCGTCTCCTCGGCCGGCAGCAGGGTCAGGTAGCCGGACGCCGCGGCTGCGGCGAGCTGGTACTGGTAGTCGCCGTCCATCTCCATCCGCAGCCCCTCAGGGTTGCGGGCGATCCGGGCCACCATCGATGCTTCGACGAAGTCGACGGTGGTCTGGGCGAGGGTGCCGGCCGTGATCCGGGCGGGGATGTCCGGGTAGAGGGCGAGCAGGTAGGTCTCGGCCTGCTCGATCAGGTCGGCGATCTGGTCGTCGGTCAGTGGGGTGCCCTGCGGGCAGAGCGCCTTGACCTGGGCGACGGTGGCAGTCACCGGCTCACTCCCTTCGCGCGGCGAGGTCTTCCACGGCCTCGCACCAGGCCGCCAGGTCCGGGGCCGGGTCGAGCTCGGCAGAGCGGGCCTTCGCCTTCTTCGACGCGGCGGCCCATGCCTTCGGGGCTAGCAGGCGGCGGATCTCCGCCTCCCACGCCTCCGGGTCGTCCCGGTCGGCGAACACCCCGGCGGCGCCCAGCGATTCGGCCAGGCCCGGCGTGGGGTGCGCGATGACGGGGATGCCGGACGCCATCGCCTCCACTCCGACCCGGCCCCACGACTCGTAGGAGGACGGCATCAGGACGATGCGGGACCGGGCGTACACCCGCTCCCGCATCTGCCCGCCCGGGGTCTGCGGCAGGACCTCCGCGTTGTCGGGCACCCGGGCGGGCACCACCTGCTCGCCGTACGCACCCCGCACCCCGAGGAACTGCACGTCGGGCATCCGCCGGGCCAGGTCCCAGAACAGCGAGCCGCCCTTGTCCTCGTAGAGGTTGACCAGGGCGACCCGGTCGCCGGGGGTGGTGGTGTAGTCGGCGGCCAGCACCGGGGGCCGGACGACCAGTTCGGCGGGCGGCGTGAGGTCGAACCGGCCGTAGTAGTCGTCCGCCTCCGCGCGGGTCCACCGGGCGTTGTACACCGCCAGGTCGCACCCCGCGGCGGCCTCGAACGAGGGGGCGTGGGTGTTGTGGACGACCGCGACGGTCGGTACGCCCCAGGTCCGGCCGTACGCGGCCAGCGCTGGGACGCCCTCGAGGTGTCCGACCAGGACGTCCGCGGCCCGGCCGGCGCGCGGGAACTCCGAGGCCTGCAGCGGGTAGACGCTGACGCCGTCGAGGTCGTAGCGCCCGGGCAGGCCGGCGCCGTACCGGTGGAGGTGGACCTCCACCTGGTGCCCGCGCTCCGCCAGGGAGCGGAGCATGGTGTGCAGCATCCACTCGGCGCCCGCATTGTGATCCGGCGGGTAGCCGTGCACCCGCGCGACGACCCGCAGCGGGCCCGGCATCAGGAACCGCCGCCCGCAGCCACGTACTTGACGAACGCGTTCTCGTCGCCGATGACGAACCCGAAGTGTGCCTCGCACAGCAGCAGGACCAGGTTTTCCTGGAACGCGCTGTGCCAGTTGCCGTCCGCGTCCTTGTAGTTGGCCTCGGTGGACAGCTTCATCGTGATGTCCATGCCGACGCCGTAGGCGCACTGCGACCAGTCGCCGCCGATCATCCGCAGGCCCGTGTCGGAGGTGCCGGACGCGCGGACCAGCTTGCCGGAGATGCCGCGGGAGTAGTCCAGCGGCAGGCCGAGCAGGGAGCCGGCTCCGGCCGCGCCGGGACCGAGGGCCGCGGTGGTGTCGACGAACAGCGGGCGGCCGTTGTTGTCGACGGCGTTCAGCAGCTGCGGGCGCAGGCGGGGGTCGGCGACCCAGCCGGTGACGTCGTAGTTGTCGTCGATGACGAGGGCCTCGCCGTCGACGATGTCCTTCCAGATGCCGCCGTTGGTCTTGGTGGCGGTGCCGAGGGTGATGCTGTTGGTGGTCTCGGCGAGGTAGTCGTCGAACGGGCCCGCCGCGCCGGATGGCGTCTTGCCGTGGATCGCGGCGAGGTCGAATGCCCGGGACAGGGCGACGGGCAGGTCCTGCTGGATCTGCGAGTAGAGGCCGGCCGCGTTGGACCGGGCGACCTCCTCGGAGACCGGGACCAGGACGGCAACCTTCTTGCCCGCCATGGTCTTGACGGTCATGGACTCGGTGCCGGTCGGCTTCGAGCCGCCCTCGTTGACCCAGCCGGCGTTCGGGATGTCCATGCTGACCGGGATCGCGGTCTGCGCGGTCATCGACAGCGGGATGCGGCGGGCGCGCTGCATCACCGCGCTGGTCTCCGCGACCCGGTTGAAGATCGGCTGGGTGATGGTCGGCGGCAGCAGCGTGGAGTTGACGTTGCTGAGCTTGACGGGTGCGTCAGCCATGGTGCCCTCCTCGGGCGTCGGGCCCTAGGAGAGGGCGGAGTTGATGAGCTGGGCGAACTGCGTGGCGGGGTCGGTCGGGGCCGGGGTGCCGCCGCCCTGGAGCGGGTCGGGGCCGGGCATCCGCGGGCCGGGCGCGGGCAGCAGCGCGGCGAGCGCCTTGGCGTCGGTCTCCATCGCGGCCTGGTCGGCGCCCTGGAGGCGGGCGACGAGCGCGTCCGGCAGGCCGTACTGGCGGCCCAGGCGTTCGCGGGTCGCGGCGAGCTCGGCGGCGGCGGCCCGGTCGGCGGCGGCCTGCAGGGCCTGCTGGGCGGCGGCCGGGTCCGGAGCGGCGGCCAGCTTCGCGGCAGCGGCGGCGAGTTCGGCGGCGCTGGTGCTCGCGGCCTGCTGGGCGGCCGTCAGCTGACCGGTCATCCCCTCGATGTGGGTCCGGGCCCAGTCGGGGAGTTCGGCGAGCTGCTCGGCCGTCGGCGGCCCGGACGGTCCGGGCGGCGGCGGGGTGTTCGGGTCGGGCGTCGGGGTGGACATGGAGCCTCCTCAGGAGCGGCGGAGAGTGGGCAGACCGCGGCGGCGCACGGTGCGGCGGCGGGCGGCGACCGCGCGGTTGAACGCCCTGGTGGCCTCCGGGCCGCTCAGCCCGTCGGTGGCCTCGGCCCACAGGTCGCGCCAGACCTCCGACCCGTCGGGCAGGTGGTCGGCGCGGGAGTAGACGGGCACGATCTGGCAGTGGCACAGGTCGTGGAACTTGGTCAGGTCGTCGAGCGAGGCCGGCGGGCCGCCGGCCAGGCCCGCGCTGTCGCGGCTCTTGTAGACCGCGCCGCGGCTGGCGAGCATCGCGCAGAAGCCGCAAGGGCTGGCGTCGGTGACGCGGGCCCAGCCGATCACCCGGGTGTCGCGGCGGGCGGACTGCTCGGCCATCGACCGGCCGCCGCGCAGCACCTCACGGTCGGCGGCGCCGCCGGCGGTCACAGCCGAATCCCGCATCAGGTCGTCGAGTTCGGCGAGGAACTCGGCGTCGTCGAGGCGGCCGCGGGCGTGGCCTTCCTCGGCGTCGTCCAGGCGCTGCTGGGCGTGGACCGGGCCGGTGACCCACAGGCCGGTGCGGGCGGCCGCGTCCATGGACTCCTCATCCAGGTCGGGCCACTCGAAGTCGTCGACGACAACGGGCTGCTGGTCGGCGGGGGTCGGGCGGTAGCGGTCACCGGACATGCGGGCCCAGTCCTGGCGCAGTGCGCCTACGGAGGTGCGGCGCGGGTGCGGGCCGGGCCCGATCGGCGGCAGCGTGTGCCCGGTCGACAGGGCGCGATGCAAGCGCGTGTAGGAGACAGCGACCTGCTGGGACGCATCGCGGGCCGGACGGATCCGGCCCAGCGACGCGTCCACCCACCGCCCGGCGGACGCGGCCGGCGCGCCAGGGCGCACCATTCGCTGCCAGTCCGCCATCACCCCGGCGGCCACCCGCGCGCCGAGGCGAGACTGTGTGATCCGGTGGGAGTCCGTCAGGGCGGCGAGCTCACCCGCCGCCACCGACGCTCACCTCCCCCGGTTCGGGTGCGGCCGGCGGCCGGGTCGCGCGGTCCAGGCTGTCGGCCAGGCGGGCGGACGGGTCCGTCTCCTGCCACAGCTCGGCGATGCGCTCCTGCTCGGACACGGGCAGCCCCAGCGCCTCCGGACCGTAGGCCGGGGGGAAGACCCTGCTCGCGACCATCTTCTGCACGTAGTCGGCCTTCGCGGCCATCGTCGGCGTCGACGGGTCGCGCCACACCACCGCCAGACGCTCCAGCCCGGACGGCATCCGACCCTTGGTGGCGATCCACAGGGCCAGACGCATCACCTGCTCCCACGCGCCGGAGAAGCCGCGCTGCCGGCGCTCGCAGTTCTTCACCAGGCGGGCCTCCTCCGCGCGGATCGCATCCGCCGAGGTGGGGTTGTCCGCGCCGGCCGCGAAGTAGGACAGCGGGACGCCCTGGAGGGACGCGGCGAGCTTGCCGTAGGTGAGGATCGCCGTCTCGAAGTTGCGGAGCTCGGCGGCCGTGAACTGCCCGGCCGACGCCTGCTCGTTGGCGAGCGCCCACACCTTGCCGAGGTAGGACTCCCACGCCGGGACCTGGTTGCCGCTCTCGTCCTGGAAGTCCTCGGCGGACGCGCCGAGGACGTAGCGCTGCGGCACGGCCTGGAACTCGGTGGCGATCTGCAGGTTCGTCAGCGCGCGGCAGCAGGCGTCGGCGACCGGGATCACGCGGAGCATCTCCGAGCGGCCGGCCCGGTACGCGGTGCGCGGGCGGTTGATCAGCGGCACCACCGGGATCTCCGGCAGGTCGGAGTAGTCCCGGCGGACGACCGTCCAGCCGCCGTCCTCCATGCGCACCAGCTCGATCGCCAGCCCGGGCCGCGGCCACAGCGTCGCGGCCGAGGCCTGGCCGAAGCGCTGGAACTCCGGCCGGTCGACCTGCCGCGGGTCCTGCACGAACCGGGCCGCGGCCGTCACCCGGCGGGTCGCCGGCGAGCGCTCGTGGATCATCCACTGCGGGCCCTCGACGGTGATCACCGGATCCCCGAACGCGTCGGCGCCGACGACCACGTAGGAGCGGCCCAGCGTCAGCGCGTCGAGGTGCCCCATCTGCGACTCCTCGTCCAGGCCATTGGCCTGCCAGAAGTCCCATAGATCATCGCTCGGGGCGTCCGACGTCGAGGCCCGGAACCCCTCGACGTCCAACCTCTCTTCGACCGTGTCGACGGCCTGCGCGGGCCACGCGATCACCGTGGTCAGCGCCTCCCATCCGGGAGGAACGTTCAGGCCGATCGAGCGCATGTACCGGTCGGCGTCGTAGTAGCGCTGGAGGACGTCCAGGCCGCCCTGACTGGCGGGCGCGTTGCGGTTCTGCTGGAGCCGCATCCACAGCCGGTCCAGCAGCAGCTGCTCGTCGACGGTCAGCTGGTCCGGCATCAGGAGAGGAGTCGCCACGTCGGCCTCCTCTCGGTCAGCGGAGCACCAGGACGGTGCGGCGGGCGGTGAGGTTCTTGGCGAGCGCGTCGAGGCGGCACTGCCAGGCGAGGATGGAGGCGGCGGCGGCGTCGATCTTGCGCGGCGACTCGGGGTGCTCCTTGGCGATCTGGATGCCCGAACGAGACTCCCGACGCCGGGCGTTGAGGAAGTGCCGGGTCAGGGTCGACGCGCCGGAGTGCGTCATCTCGCCGTCGGTGATCGCGTCGTGGAGCGCCTTCGTCGCGCGGACGATCAGCGAGGCCCGGCCGCCGGTCATCCACCACTCGATCGGATGACTGCCGGACGACTTCACCTTGAGCCGGCGTACGTACTTGGCCTCCCAGCCGCGGACGTGGCTCTCCCACTTCGCCGGGTCGGCGTAGAACCCGACGACGTTGTAGGCCTGGAACGCGTCGTCGACTTCGGCCAGGACTTCGCCGACCGGCACCTGCCAGTTCTTCCCGAGCGGGCCGTCGGGCTGTTCCCAGACGCGGATCTGGAACAGGTGCCCGTCGGAGACACGGCAGCCGACCAGCGCGGTGGCGTCCGTCACCGAGTGGCTGCGGCGCCGGGAACCGTCGAAGCCGAGGACCACCGGGTCCTTGGGGCCGATCACCTTCTCCGGATCCGCGCACGCCGCCCACTCCGGCTGGGACAGCCAGGAGTCGGTGGCGTGGGTGACCTGGTTGAGGTAGTACCGGCGGGCGTCCTGCGGGTCGGTGTCCGGGTCCCAGTACTCGCCCAGCAGGCGGCGCAGGTTGACCCAGCCGCCTGCCGCATCAGCCGAGTCCCCGTACGCCACGGCGAGCCCGGCCAGCAGCGACTGCTCGTCCGTCGGGTCGGTGTCCGCGGACGCCTCCCGGTGGTCGAAGAGCAGGCCCGCATCCAGCTTGGTGCGGCCCTCCTGCTGCTTCTTCCAGGCTTCGAACGACCGCTCCGCGACGCTGTCCGCGCCGGGGATGAACGCGTTCGGGGTCTCCACCGAGCATCCGTTGACCTTGCCGATGTTGCGGCGGATCACTGCGGCGAGTTTGCGGCCGCCGTTGGTCGTGGTCCACGACTCGGTCTGGTCCATCACCGAGAACACGGGGCGGAAGCCCTCGCGGCTGGTGCCCGAGCTGGTGACGTACTCGATCCGGCCGTCGGGGACGTTGACGAAGGACTCCAGCGCCTCCAGGCCGTACTCGTCGCCGACCGGGCCGTTGCGGGCCATCTCCAGCAGCGGGTCCCAGGTGTTTGCGGTCTGGTCCTCGCTGACGGCGACGAGCTGCACCTTCGCCTTGAAGCCGAGGCTCGTCCACTCGCGGGCGACCGGCTCGCCGTTCGCGTCCCAGCCGTCCGGCACCACCGGGGCGACGGCCTCGGCGAGGCACAGCGCGGCCAGCAGCGGCGACTTGCCCCAGCCCTTCGGTCGGGACAGCACCGCGCGGCGGATGCGCCGGCCGTTGTTCAGGGCCCGGCCGCTGATCGCCGGGCCCCGGAAGGCCGGGTCGACGGCGTACAGCTGCAGGACGAACTGGGCCTGCTCCTCCGTCAGAAAGAGCGGCTCGCCGGCGGCGGGACCGTCCGGCACGATCAGGTACTCGGCCATCCACTCCAGCACCTGGTAGCCCAGGGTGGGCAGTTCGCCGGGGTACGACGGTCCGCGCCAGGGCATCGCTCACCCCCCGGGCTCGGCCGTCCCGGGCTGGTCGGGCCGGATCATGCGGATCTTCGCGTACCGCTCGCGGGCTGCCGGGCCGCCGGAGGAGCCCTGACCGGCGTCGGCCTGGTCCGCCTGCGCGAACTGCATCCGAAGCCGCGCCCGGTCCTCCATCGTCGCGCCGAACTTCGCCACCCGGAGCCGCAGTTCAGGCGCCGCCGAGGCGTCGCCCGACCACACCTTCGCGTGGATCAGGGCGGTGTCGAGGAGGAACTCCCAGTCGGTCGAGCTGAAGTGCTCGGCTTGCGGGCTGGCCTTCCACGTCTCCCACCACTCGCAAGTGCGCTCCGGCCAGACGAACTCGACCAGGCCGTCCTCGCCCGCGTTGATCCGGAAGTCGGGCAGCTCCGGGGCCTCGGCCCGCTCGAAGCGGAGGATGGTCTGCGGCTGCAGGTCCTTGTTGCGGCGGGCCCGGCGGGACGGGTCCTTCGGGGCGGGGCCGGTGCCGGCCACGGTGCTCACCTCCTTCCGGGGAGGGGTCGAGATCCCCAGACCCGTACACAGGGCCAGCGCCTATACGCGTAGCGGGGCGGGAACCCGGGGAGGGGGGTCTCCCCCACCCCTTGGGAGGGGTCAGGCCAGCCCTGGGTGCCGCTCGGGCGGCCGGCTCCGGGTCGGGCGGTAGCCCCTGCGGGTGGCTGTGCCGCCTTCGTGGCTGCTCTTGGCCCGGTGGCAGGGGGTGCAGATCGCCTTCAAGTTCGCGTCCGAATGGTCGTCGCCGCGGCTTACGTGGTCGACCTCGTTGGCGCGTCCACCGCAGCGGTAGCAGGTGCGGCGGTCGCGCCTGAGGATGCGCTGCCGGATGGCCGGCCAGTCGGCCGGGAGGCGGCCCCGCCGGTCACTTGTCGACCAGGCCATGAGTTCCTCCTCTACGTGTCCAACAGGGGCTGGCCGAGGATGTGGGCCTGGATGAAGCCGATGCATTCGGCTTCGGTCTTGAACCATGTGTCTGTGCTGAGCGTGTAGCCGTCGAGCTGGAGCACTGGCTGCCACGGATACTCCGGGTTTACGCCGTCGCCGGTCTCGAAGCACGCGAACCATCCGGTGATCATCGGTTCCACCACCAGCAGCCGAGGGTGTGTCCGTGCCGGGTGTGGACGGTGCCGCCGAGGGCTGCGAGGACCTGGTCCATGTCGTCGGGCTGCCAGTCGTGGAGGTGGGCTTCATGGGGGTTGCCGTCGACCTCGCCCTGGGGTGAGGGGACGATGGGGAGGCTGACGAGGATGTGCCGGGCGCCGGCCGCGGCGATGCGCTGCAGCAGCTGGACGGCGTCGGCGCGGGGCATGTGTTCGAGGACGTCGCCGGCGATGACCAGGTCCCGGTCGAACAGGGCGTCGGGCGCGGTGCGGGCGTCGCCGTGGTGGACGTGGTCGTACTGGAGGCGGAGTCCGTAGCGGCCGATGTAGGGCCGGTGGATCTCGATGGCGGTCCAGTGTCCGGGGTGGTGGGGGCGCATCAGTTGGGCGTAGGTGCCGAGCCCGGGGCCGATGTCGGTGACGGTGTCCGGGCGGTGACGGAGGAACAGGTCGAGGGACCAGTCCTTGCCTTCGGCGTCGGAGGTGGGCACGGTCACCACCTCCTCTCAGGTCAGACCTGGGGCGGCCAGTTCCAGTGGCCGGGCTGGGGGTCCTGCGAGTACGGCACGGACTCGTTGAAGAACATGCCGGTGGGGTTGAGGATGGCGAGGCCGACCCGTTGGTGCCGGTCGTCGTGGGCCTCGGCAACGGTGGTGATGATGGCGGCGCGCGGTTCGGGAAGGTACTCGCCGCCGGGGGTGCCGTACGACTGGTAGTGGACGATGCGGCCGATGCTGGGCTGCTGCACGAGCGTCTCCTGGTGGTGGGAGGGGCGGCCCGCCGTGGGGGATGGCGGCGGGCCGCGGTCTATGCGGCGGTGGGGAGTTGGCGGCCGGCGCGCCGCCTGGTGGCGGCCTCAGCGCGGGCGATGGTGAGCTGGCTGTAGAGCGGGCGCCCGCGGTCGTCGAGGCCGTCGGGGGAGATGCGGCCGCGGTGCTGCCAGTTCCAGATCGCGTTGGGGGTGAGACCGCAGAGGTCGGCCGCCTGGCGTACGGTCAGCAGCTCGTCCATGCGCACCTCCGGGAACGACTGAGCCCCGCAGCTACTGCTCAGCTGCGGGGCTCAGTGGTGTCTGTGGGCACACGTGTGGTGCTGTCGTCAGCCTTTCACAACGGCCGATCTTGCGCAAGCGGCTACGCGGGCGGCGGGTCGCAGCGGCCGTGGTGGTGGCTCACGCGGTCATCTTCTCTCGGGCGGCGCGGTGGCGGGTGCGGATCTGGGGGACGGCGGTGCGGTGGGTGCCGATGATCCGGCCGATGGTGTCGCGGTTGACGTTGCCGTCGGCGAGGCCGGCGACGATGGCATCGCGGCCGCGGCGGGCGGCGTCGGCGAGTTCGGCGGTGGCGGTGGTCCAGGTCTGCCAGGCGGCGAGGTGGGAGAGCCAGCTCTCGCCGAGGGGGGCGTTGGGGGCGATCGGTCGGCGGTAGGGGCGGAGGGCGGTGAGAGCGTGGTCTCCGCGTTCGTCGAGGGCGGTGTGGTCGTGGCCGATGACGGGTCCGATGTGGATGTCGACGGGGGCGAGGTGCTCGGTGGTGGCGCGGGTGCAGGTCCACCATCCGGGCTGGTCGGCGGGGGCGGTGAGGGCGCTCACGTGGGTGGTGTGAGGGGGCTCGATGGTGCTGGGGTCGGGTATGCCGGTGAGGGTGGCGAGGAGGTAGCGGGCGCCGGTGTCGAGGATGTGGGCGGTGGCGTGGATGGTCCAGGGGCCGGCGGGGCCGCGGAGGGTGGCGGCGCGGATTTCGCCGGGGGCGGGGTGGTGGGTGGTCATGGTGGGTGGCCTCACGGTGGTGGGGTGAGGCGGCTCTCGGGTCCGGTGAGCCGCCTCACGGGGTGGGTGGTCAGGCGGCGGGGCGGAGTTCGGCGAGGGCCTGGCGGACGTGGTCGGTGTAGGTGGCGGGGTCGTACTCGGTGCGGCAGTTGAGGCATTCGCGCCAGCCGTCGGTGCGCTCGCAGAGGGCGCGGAGGTGGCAGGCGGGGCAGGCGGTGCGGACGGGGCGGGCGGAGCGGATCGGGTAGCGGGCGACGGCGTTGAGGTGGTGGTGGAGGGCGGCGATCTCGGTGGCGAGGTCGGTGGCGTAGGTGCGGCGGGCGGCGAAGGGGAGGTGGAAGCTGAGGACCTTGATGCTGGTGCTGGCCGCCATCTCGCCGCGGATGGCCGGCAGTTGCACCCAGGCGGTCCAGTCGTTGGCGCGGGCGCGGTCGTCGAGGACGGTGCAGGCCCAGGATTCGAGGATGTCGATGCTGGGCTCGTCGCGGTCGGTGAGGGCGTCGAGGGTGGTGAGGTTGCAGGGCAGGGGCGGGGTGCGGGTGGCGCCGGAGACGTGGCCGCTGCGGGCGGCGCCGCTGGGCAGCAGTGCGAGGTAGGCGTGGGCGAGGATCTCGGGCAGCTCGCCGAGCTGGCGGCGGAGGCGGGTGGTGGCGGCGGGGGTGAGCACGGCGGTCTCCTCGGTGGCGCTGGTCGGTCAGGCGGGCGGGGCCGCCCCGGTACGGGGCGGCCGGCGGGCGGTCAGTCGTGCTCGTAGAAGTCGACCTGGATGCCGTCGCGGCGAACGGTCACGGCAGCGTGGTCGCCGAACGCGGCCAGGAGGACGTTCTCGAACTCGCCGCCCTCGATGGCGCGCCGCAGGGCGTGGCAGCGCTCGTAGCGGGCCTGGTCGGGGCCCTGGTACGGGCCCTTCTTCCACGTCCGGCCGCCGGCGCGGCTGGGGTCGGCGACCTCGATGTACGGCTCCTCGCCGAGGCTGGGGTGGCCGCTGTCCAGGTTGAGGTCGTCCGTGTCCTCGTCGGTGTCGGTGCGCACCCACAGGCCGTAGATGCTGAACTTGCAGGGCTCGCCGTCGTTGAAGTACGGGGTGTACTGGCGCCAGCCGAACTCGAGGATGGTGGGGTCGTCGAGGACGGCCTGGAGGGTCGGCTGGAGGTCTTCGACGGGACGCTGCTCGACGCGGGTGCTGCCCTGGGTGATGTCGCCTTCGACGGTGAGGCCGAGGAAGTTGCGGTGTTCGGTGGTCACTTGGTGTCTCCGGTGGGCTGGTTGAGGAGCAGGTGGGAGAGGGGGACGGTCTTGCGCTGGGCTCCGGACATCCAGGTCTTGATGGGCATTCCGTCGATGTAGTCCGCGGGGCTGGGGAGCCAGCCGAGGTCTTCGAGGACGTGCTGTTCGGCGATGAGCCGGACGGGGACCTGGGTGGTGGTGTGCTGGCGGGGGATGGCGAGGGTGGTGCCGAAGATCCGCTGGCAGAGCCACACGCCTTCGGTGTGGTGGTAGAGGGAGCGGTGGCGGGCGTCGCCGATGATGCGCTTGGAGCTGTCGATGAACTCGTGGACGGGGAGGTAGAGCTCGGGGGTGCCGCCCCACTTCCGGGCGGAGGACTGCGCGTGGTGGAAGGAGTTCACCGGGCACCCGCCTGCGGGCCGCGGCAGGAGTCGCGGTGCTCGACCACCAGGCGCACGAACTCGGCCTCCGTCGAGGCGGTGACGGTGGTCCAGCAGCGGGCGCAGGTGTACTCAGCGGTGTCCCAGGCCTGCTCGGCGGCGGGCGGCGTGAGGGCGATCAGCGGCTCGAGCTCGTCGGGGGTAGCCATCGGTCAGCCCTCCTGGCTGGCGCGGCCGGCGAGCAGGGCGGTGGCGGCGCGCTGTCCGGCGCAGTCGCACCCGGCCAGGCACGGCAGCACGTCCAGCACGATGGCGTGGGCCTCGGTGAGCACCTGGTCGCGGTAGGCGTCGAGCATCGCGGCGGCCTGTTCGGGGACCTTGAAGCTGACGTGCATGGCCCGTTCGAGCTGCTCGCGCGGGGTCCGGATCTTGGGCATCGAGTCTCCTGGGGTCGGGTCTGGTGTGGCCGGGCGGGCCGTCAGCGGGCGCTGCGGGCCGTGCTGGTGCCGAGCGGCGGGAGCACGGTGGAGGGCCAGGCGCCGATGGTGGCGGCGTGCCAGCCGTCGTGTCCGGGCTGTCGTTCGCAGCGGGTGTCGTCGGCGACGGGGTGAGGAGCGCCGCACTCGGCGGGGGGCTTGTTCGCGCTGAGTTCGCTGAGCAGCACCCTGGCGACTTCGCGGTTGGTCTCGGTCGCGGCCTGGGCGACGGCGAGCTGCTGCTCCAGTTCGGCGACGCGGGCCGCCCAGATCCGCTCCTCGTTTCGCCCGGCCTCCGCCCATCCGTCGCACGCGGCCTCCAGCGCGGTGCGCTTGGCCTCCAGTTCGGCGACGCGGGCGAGGGCCTGGTCGCGCTGCTCGCATGCCTTGGCCAGAGTGGGTCGGATCTCGGGGGCGACGTCGCGAGCGATCAGCCGGGGGGTGCGCTCGTCTTCCCAGTCCCAGCCGGGGCCCCACAGGGCGTTGGCGATGGCGTCTTCGACGTCGATGTCGGTCTCGATGTCGTCGCGGTGCAGGGCGCGGACGGCGGCGTCACGGCAGCGGGTCATCTCGTCGAGGCTGCCGGCCAGCTCCCGGACGCGGCCGAGCAGCTGCTCGACGTCGACGCGGGCGTCCGCGGCCTGCTCGGGGGTGTCGTAGGTGCCGAGGTGCTGGTTGCGGTAGCCGCGCTTCAACTTGGCCGCGAACCTTTTGCTGCGGGTCCGGTAGACCCCCAGGGGCAGGTCACGCTGCGGCAGCTCGCGGTTGAGGCTGGACTCGGCGGGGCTGACGAGCCGCAAATTGGCCCGCCGGCAGTCGAGTCGCTTCCGGTTGATGTGGTCAACGAGCACGTCCGGCCGGTCGCCGACGGCGATGCCCATGACCCAGCGGTGGAGGAGGGTCCGGGTGCCGCCGGCGTAGATCTGCGCGTAGCCGTGGCTGCCGATGGAGATCCGGCGGCCGGCCAGGCGGACGGCATCGGCCTGGTCGACGAGGACTGTGGCGGTGGCGCCGTGGCCGGCGCTGGCGATGAGCTGGACGGTGTCACCGGCCATGGTGGCTCCTTGCTGGTGGTGCGGGCGGGTCACGCGGCGGGAGCAAGGTCCTGGCTGATCCAGGCCTCCATCCGCGAGGGGTGGCTGCCCTCGGCGAGGGGCTGGCCGGTGGTGCGGGACCGGCAGGGGAGGCCTGGCTTCGCGGAGCAGTAGTCGACGGGGCAGGGGATCTGCCACTCCGGCGGCCGGCTGCGGAGGCCGGGCGGGACGGGGGCGCCCATCACGCGGCCTGGACTGCGGCTCGGCGCGCCCTGTGGGGCCGCGCGGCTTCTTGCTCGGGGTCTTGCACCGGTGGCCGATGGCGGCCGGCAGGTGTCGCAGCGGACTCCGAGTGCCCCGGGCCGGCGCACCGCTTCCAGTTCCCGGGGACCAGCTGGCCGACGCCGGCCAGGAGGGCCAGGACGGGGCGCTGCTTGAGGGCCCGCCCTCTGCGCCGCGGATCCGCTGAGCGCGGAGGGCGGCTAGGTAGGCGGGGATGTCGTCGGGGTCGGCGTCGGGTACCTCGGCGGGCTGGCCGGGCCCCTGAAGGTCGCGGGCGGCGTCGGCGCGCACCGCGGCGACGCGCCGCTTGATGTCGGCGGGCATGATCCAGTCGCGGGTGTCGCCGTAGTGGGCGACGACCGCCGCTTCGGCCTGCTGGTGGTCGATGTCGGCGAGGACGAGCTGCCAGGCGCGGACGTCGGCCTCGCCGACGGTGCGGCGGTCGTAGGAGGCGCACAGGGCGAGCAGGAGTGCGGTTTCGGAGCGGTTCATCAGGCGTTCTCCTCTCGGGCGAATCGGGCGGCGAGGTTGAGGGCGTCCTGGACGCGTTGGTCGGTGGTGGAGGGGCGAGGCAGGTGGCCGACGGCGGCGGGAAGGTAGGTGACGCCGTTGTCAGCGGCCGGGGCCTCGAGGCTGCGCCAGCCGTCGACCCAGGCGCTGGCAGAGGCGGGGACGCCCTTGAGTCGGGCGTTGGCGATGGCGAACTGGACCATGGCGGGGATCCCGACCCGTTCGACGGCCTGGCGTGCGTGCTCCCACTGGGACTCGCGCAGGGACCAGCCGATGCCGGCGATTCCTGCGTTGGCGATCGCGGCCTTGAGATCGGCGAGCCGGTCGGGGTACGCCGCAGGCCGCTCGGCCCGCTCGGCAGCAGCACCGGTACTTCCGAAGGAAGTACCGGGGTATGGAGCGGCAGCGGCATGGGCATGCGCAACACCCTCAGCGGGCGTGCGGTGTGACGGGCCGTTCTGACCTGCACCGGAGTCCGGAAAATGCGGTTCGTTTCGAGCTCGATTCGTCTCGTTTTCGTCGGCGAATCGAGGGCGATTCGAAGCGTTTTCGTCGGCGAATCGGTTCGCGTTTCGCGCCGCACGGCTCTTCGCGGACCGCTCGGTGGCAGCCTTCCGGTTCGCCTCGTCCTGGGCCTTGGTGGTGTTGCGGCCGCCCTCGAAGAAGTCATGGATGACGTAGTCGCCCGTCGGCGGCTGCGGGCAGCGGGGGCAGTCATGCCCGGTGCCGTGCCAGAGGCCGACCTTGACGAGCTTGGCGGCCTGGGGGGCGGTGCCGTACAGCTGAGCAACCGCACCCGGCACGATGCCCTCGGTGAGGTGCTGGGCGGAGTAGGAGCCGGAGCGCACGAACAGCCCGATCGCGGCGTTGCCGGCGCGCAGCCACTTGGGGTGGCTGTGAGCCTTGTCGTCGATCTTGAACCACGGCATGCGCGGGGCCTCTCAGGCAGTTCAGGGTGGCGAGTGGTGGCCCGGGGCGGGAGCGGTGTCATCCCCGCCCCGGGCGGTCTGGCGGGCCGTCAGCGGCCCTAGGCGGCGGCGCCGGTCAGCTCGGCGTGCAGGGCCCGGCAGTCGTCGCAGGCGCACGCGGCGCGCGAGTACCCGGCCCCCTCGCCGATCCACTGCCCGGGCTCGGTGATCGTCTCGATCCGACGGCCGGCCAGGTCGAAGGTCGGCACGAGGATCGACGTCGAGGACTTCCTGCAGCCCTTTCCGCAGCGGACGCCGCCGACGGCCTCGCAGTGCTCCCGGCTGGCGGAGTCGGCGCGGTGGTGGACGTCGAGGTGGCCGCAGGCGCAGCGGTGTCCGATGTAGGCCATGGGTCAGTCCTCCTGGTCGCGGGTGGTGAGGTCGAGGGTCAGCGGGATGAGCAGCCAGCCGCGGCCGTCGGGGCGGACGAGCTCGAGGGCCGGGTACGGCCAGTTGGTGCGGGCGATCCGCAGGGCGAGCAGGTCACGCAGCACGGGTGCTCCCTCGGCGGCGGCCGGTAGGCGTCGACGACGGCGCGCGGGATCATGCCGGCGGTGCCGACGTGTGTGGCCGTGCGGGGGCCCAGGCCCGGATCGCGGCGGCCTCGGCGCGGTCCGGCGTCCGGCCGGCGGGCGCTCCCTTCGCGGTGCGCAGGGCGTTCTGGGCGTCGGCCAGGGCCTGCTTGGCGTCGCGGACCCGTTCCTCGGCGGCTGTGACGACGGCCTCCGGCGGCGGGCCTGCTGGAGGTCGGCGAGCGCGGTGCGGGCCTGGTCGGCGAGGCGCTGCATCTTCGGTGACTGGTGCTGCATGCCCCAGGCGATGAGGCCCTGCGGAGTGTTCCGGGCCGGGGCGGCCGGACTGCCGTCCTGCGGCTCGGCGAAGAAGTGGTGGCCAGCGGCGCGGACCGCGTCGGCGATCTCGTCCTGGTCCAGGCCGGTGGCGTCGATGATGGCGGCGACGGTCTCGCCGGCCTTGTACATGGAGACGGCGACGGCCTGCTGGGTGTTCACGGGCCTGACCTCCTCAGGGTGGTGGGGGTGGGGTCGGATGCGGGGCGCGGGCGGCCGGTCGACGCCGGGAAGTTCGGCGTCGACCAGGGCGCGGAGGGCGGCGACGGTCACGCGGCGGCCCCGGCTCGACGGGGTGTGGCCTGCGGCCGGTGGCGGCCTGCGCGAGGCGGTAGGCGGCGGCGGTGGAACGGCGCCTACCGGACGCGATCGCGCGGGCGTCGACCAGGGCGCTCGCCGACTGCGGGGTGGGCAGGGCCTGCGGGTGTACCCGGGACCGGGCGGGGCCTCCGGCACGCCGGCGACGGCGGCCGGGGTGTGCGCGGTGCAGCGCCAGCCGCACGGGTAGAGCCGGGCCGGGGCGCCGCACGGAACGGCGCCCGAGCCGCAGAGGCCTACCATCACGCGGCCACCGTCCGGCCGATCGCTCGCACGTCGGCCAGCGCCTGCGCGTACGTCGCGCACCAGGCCGGCAGTACCGGCGCTCCGCGCCGTCGACCACCGCGACGATCCAGCCGTGCGGCACGGCGCCCGCGCTGCCGCAGTCCGGCTCGGTGCACGCGGCCGGCACCGGCGAGATCCGGATCGGCGAGGTCGGCTCGCCGACCATGCCGCGGTTCCACGCCTGCGCGCGCCGGTCGCCGCGCGGCTGGCGGTACTTGGCGGCGTCCTCGCGGTTCGCGGCCCGGCACGGCTCGCACACCGGGATCTCCCGGTACCGGTGCTGCCGGTACCCGCGCATCGTGCCGTGGCTGATGCCGTCGTCGACACCGCGGACGCTCGCGCGCTCCGGCTGGGTGGAGGTGATCATCGGCGCTCCTCGTTGTGCTGGCGGGTCGGGGTGTTGCTGCGGATCTCGGCGTGCAGACGGTGGGCGGCCAGGCGGCGCTGGAGGCCCGGCCGGGCGAGCAGGCCGGCCATGACGGCCAGCGCGGCGGCGGCGATGATGGCGATCACCGGCCACCGTCCCGGGCGCGCCGAATCGCCTCGTCCAGGAACAGTTCGGCGTGCCGCCGCCGGTCGAACGTGGCCGACCGCTGCGTGCCGTCGGTGTCGCGCCACCGCAGCCGCCACCGGCCGGTCGGGAGCTGCGACACCGACCCGGACACCGCGCGCGGCTGGTACCGCCGTCGCATGCGGTCGAGCTCGGTGCCCAGCTGGTCGACCTCGTCCTCCGAGTCGTCCAGCGCCTCGTCCAGCTCGTCGATCTCGTCCAACAGCCGCACGATCGTCAGCGACTCCGCCGCGGCGGACCCGGAGTGCTGGGCGCGGAGCTCGGCGAGCTCCTCGTTGCTGAGGGCATTCATTCGCCGTCCTCCGGGTCGTGGCAGTCCTGGACCTGGACGGGGACGACGAAGTAGCCGGTGCCGAACGCCTGCGCCGCGCCGGGCAGGGTGACGGCGAGTTCGCGGGGCTCCTCCGGGTCGTCCTCGGTGCTCCACCAGGCCAGGACGCCGGGGTTGTCGCCCTGGGCGCAGCGGAGGTTGTCCTCGCACGCCGCGAAGGCGAGAGCCTCCGTGCTGAACAGGCCGAGGTTGATCCCGTCGGTCGGCGCGCCATCGCGGTAGTACGCCCGCCACACGGTGAGCGGGTCGATCGCGCGGCTGCGGAGCTCCGCGTTGGCGGTGAGGAGCGCGGAGTTGCGCGCCCAGGCGGTCTCGGAGGATCGGTACGCGTCCCGCAACTCGGCGATGCGGTCCGCCAGTTCACCGGCCAGCCAGTCGACCTCGTCCAGCAGCTGCTGGCGGGCGCGGTCGTGACGGCGCCCGGCGGCGGCAAGGGCCTGCTCGATCGCGGTGATGAGCGGACCCTGCTCGGCCACGGTGGTGCTCATCGTCGGCAGAGCCCGGGCGGCCTCGACCTGCGCGGGGGACATCGGCTCGGGCGAGGTGCTCACTCGGCCACCTGCTTGTAGCCGTGGGACCGGATCTGCAGCCCGGACAACTGCGCGGTGTGAACGAGCGCGACGCAGCTGTAGGTCTTGCCCTCGCTGGCGGTCTCGCTCTCCACGGTCGCCACACCGAGGACCTCGGCCAGGGCCCGGACGGCCTCGTGGCTGCCCTCGGCAAGCCACGGCGGGTCGGCCTCGAGGGTGCCGTCCGGGTCGATCTGCCAGACGAGCGGCAGCGCGGCCAGCTCGGGGTGACCGGCGAGCAGGACGTGGACGGCGGCGATGCCGGGCAAGGAGTTCATCACGCGGCCACCGCCTGCTGGCGCGGCGCGGCGGCGGCCGGGATCGACGCCGACAGGTCGATCGCGACGTCCGCGATCACCGTGGTCATCGTCCACACGCGGCGGGGGCCGGCGGGGGTCTCGTCGGTGGTGACCTCGACCCGGGCGACGCCGAGGACGAGCCGGAGCCAGGCGTCGAGGGCGCGGAGGGCGGAGTCGTCGGCGGACCGGAGGCGGCCAGTCACTCGGGTACCGGCGATGCACCAGGTCGGGGTGAGGTGCTGCGGCACGCCGGCGACGGCGGCACGCCGGACCAGGTCGGTGAGGACGCTCAGCGCCCCCGCCTGCAGTTGGAGTTCGGTAGGCTGCGACATGCGGCCTGCCTCCTTCTCTTCGGAGTGGTGTTGATCGGCGGGTCGCTGGGCTCTCGCAACGGCACCGGGCGCAACCGGTGGTCTCCGGGCGGGGGCCCGACCCATGTCTGGGGTCTGTCAGGCGGCGCGCTGGCGGCGACCGCGGGTGGCCGGGTCGACTTCCCCGGCCCGGGAGATCTGGAGGATGTGCTCCGCCCGGAACTTCGTCTGGTTGGCGAGGAAGGTGTGGGGCACCGCCCGGTCGGCGACCTTCCCGGCGAGCCAGCGCTTCGAGACGCCGAGCAGGTCAGCGGCCTGCTGGATGGAGTAGTGCCGCAGCTCGTTCTCGGTCGCCTCGGGTGCGGCGGGTGCGGCGGTGTCGATGACCCGCGCGGTCTTGCGGCGCACGGCCTCGGACGTGGCGGTCATGGCGTTTCCTCTCTGTTGATGGCTGCTACGGGCACGTCCAGAGCAGCTGCGATTCGACGGAGACCTTGGTCACTGACGCCGGCCACGCCTCGCTCGAGACGCGACAGGTGCCCGTTGTGCATGGATGCCAGCTCCGCCAGTCGCCGGATGCTCAGTTCCCGTGCCTCTCGGAAGGCTCGGATTGCCGTGCCGTTCGGTGTCACGCAATGAAACGTAGCGCAGAGCTGTGCATCCAGCAAGGCCGAGTGCACAGAATCCGTGCATCATCCGCAGCGGCCTGGCGCGCCCGACATGCGCCATTCGACAGATTTCATGCAGCGCATATGCCAGAAACCTGGCCTTAAGCGCAGGTCAAGAGGCTCAAACCGTGCTATCGCGCTGCACAGGAATGGGGCATGATGGCGACATGGAACGAGACTGGGGGCGACTGGGGAGCCTGCTGCGGGCCGACCGAACCGCCCAAGGCCTCACGCAGGACGAAGTCGGCAGCGCCATCGGCGTGCACCGCAACACCGTCCGCGCGATCGAGGACGGCACCGGCCGCAGGATCACGCCGTCGATCCGGGCATACGCGCGCGAGGTCGGATGGTCCGACGGATCGGTCGAGGCGGTCCTCGACGGCGGGGAGCCGGCGCGGCCCGCATCCCGGCTGGAGATGGAGGCCGCGTCCCGGCTGGCCGAACTGCTGATTGCGCGACTGCCTCAGCGGGTGCTCCAGGAGCTCTCCGACGGACACATCGTGGACTCGGACGTGGTGGATCTCCGGCCGGACGGATCGGCGGCGGTGCTGAGCCTGGTCCTGGAGCGGGGCGCCGATCTGCCGGCACCCGAACAGGTCCGGGAAGACCTGCGTCGATGGAGTCATGTGCAGCGCGACTTGCGCCGAGCTGCATCCGAACGGCAGCCGGAAGCATCCGGACAGTAGTTCTATTTACTTCACAGAAGCGGACCGCTCGGTTACAGTTCCTTTACCGGCGAGGAGGGTGGCACCACTCGGCCAGGTAAGGGGGAGCCGCGCATGCCGCGGATCCGCGTGAAGCGAGTCCCGACCATGCCGCATCGGGGGAAGAGCTACCTCGAGGGCGTGGTCACCGACGACGGACCCGAGGTCGTCGTCTGGGTACTGGAGTCGCTGGTGTCGGAGGACGACGTCCAGCGCCTCGAGCGCGAGCTGCAGCACGCCGCCGATCAGTTGGCGGAGGAGCTCGATCAGGCGGCCTGAGGTGCCGCACGACCATCATGTGGGCAGCCGGGCGGCCGATCATGGCCGCCCGCCTTCGCTTTCGAGGTGCCAATGGCGTACGCGGAGAAGCGCGGCAAGTACTGGCGGGTCAAGTTCAAGCTGCCGAACGGGAAGTACGGCAGCGCCAGCGAGGACGACTTCGGCAACAGGTTCACCACCGAGCGCGAGGCCGAGCAGTACGGCCAGGCCCTCGAAGCGGATGCCCGCCGTGGCCGGCGCGTCGTCAACCCGCGGTCCGGGAAACTGACGTTCAGGGCGTTCGCCACGGACTGGCTCGATGCCTCCGACCTCGCCGACCTGAGCGACCAGACCTACCGGTCGCGGGTCCGGGCGCAGCTGATCCCGGAGTGGGGGGACTATGAACTGCGCGACATCACCCTGATGAGCTACCGGGCCTGGAAGAAGCGGCTGGCGCGGGCGCACGAGACCAACTACGTGAACAGCCTCACGGCGCTCCTCCGGCTGATCCTGGAGGACGCGGTCGACGACAAGCTGATCGACAGCAACCCGGTGCCGTTCGGCAGGAAGGCGAAGCGCGGGCGGTACGTCCCTCCGGCGAACCTGGGTGAGGACGAGTACGTCCACGCCGACCCGCACCAGATTCTCTGCGCATCCGAGAACGCCCGGTGTGTTCGAGACTCCATCGGCTACACCATGATCATGACCATCGCGTACGCCCAGCTGCGCATGGGCGAGGTGGCCGGCCTCCTGAAGGACCGGGTCTGGCTGTCGGACGATCCGTACGGCAGCGCGATCCGCGTGGACTACCAGGGCCACTACCTCACTGGCAAGGGGTGGACGCTGCACCCGCCGAAGTACGGCAGCTACCGCACGCTCCCCCTGCCGCCCTTCCTGGCGGAGCTGCTGCGCTCGTGCATGGACCTGTACCCGGACTCGCCCTACATGTTCCCCTCGATCACCGGACGACCCCTGCGGGTGGACGACCAGTTCTACGGCGAGTTCTGGAATCCGATCATCGCGGGGCGGCCTGCCGAGCCCCGGCGCAAGGGCACCCGCGGGCGCCCGGCCCTGTGCCCCGTGCCCGGCATCGAGGGCATGGTGCCGCACGGTGGCCGGCACTCCGGGAAGGTCTGGATGGACGAAGACGGCCACCCGCGAGTGGCCGTGGAGGAGCGGATGGGCCACCGGGACCGGAGCGTGGAGGGGACCTACTCGCACGTCACCCCCGAGATGCGTCGGCGAATCGCGGTCAGCCTTCAGGCTCGGTACGAACGCTCGCTCGGCGTCGCTCAGACTCTCTGGGCGACGCCCGGCCAACCTGATCTCCCAAATATCGCCCAACCGGCCTGA